GAACAAGCACCCACACAAGGGCCCGCGCACCAAACGCCACGCGCGGCGCACACCGGTGCGGCACGGCAAGACGAAACACGCGACAACCCGGCACCAGCGCGCCCACCACCCGCCGCGCGAACGCATCCGCCCCTCCCGGCTCAAACACGGCCGCACCCGCCTGCCCTCCCGGTTCCGCAAAGGCAAACGCATCCGCGGCATGCGCTCCCCGTTCACCGCCGGCCGCAGGCACATGCGCGCCTGGCGCTGACCGCCCCCTTCCCCGCACCGCCAACCCGAGAGGGAGGCCGCGCCATGCCGCCGCGCACACGAACCGCCGCGCCAACCCAGGACACCGACCCGCCAGCAGCGCACGCCGCACCCGAACCGGACCGCGGCGGCTGGTTCCGCAACACCGGCCACACCGAACTGACGGTCCTCGGCGACGGGGCCACCGCCGTGCTCGCCCCCGGCCGCATCGCCCCCCTCACCCGCACCCCCACCCACCGGGACCTGGCCGCGGCCAGCGAAGCGGACTTCCTCGCGCAGCAGGCCGCCGACGAGGCGAGCGCGCCCGGCACCGACGAAACGGAGGCGTAAAGCGCCATGGCCGGCCCCGTTACCTTCCCCAGCATCAAACGGTTCCTCGGGATCGCGAAGGAAACCACCCCCGGCACCCCGGTCGCCCCCGTCGGGTTCCTGCCGATCACCAAGTTCGACTGGAACGACAAACCCGTGTGGCTCAAGGACATGGGCCTGCGCGGGGTGATGGGCAACGACGCGTTCAACATCATCCAGGGTGTCGAGGTCGGTGAACTCGACTTCGAAGGCCCCGTGTTCGCCGACGAACTGGGCTACCTGATCGGGAACCTGTTCGGCGCGGATGACACCACCGGATCGAGCGCGCCGTTCACGCACAAGTTCTCGCTGCTCAACACCGGCAGCGGGCAGCCGACCACGCACACCGCCACCCAGTCCTGGGGGATCACCCCGACGTCCGGCGCGAGGCAGTTCGCGTCGATGTGCGTGTCGGAGCTCGGGTTCAAGTTCAACGCCGAATCCGAGTTGCTGACCTATACGGCGAAAGCCTCCTCGTGGATCTCCAACGCCGCCGCGGCGGCTCCCACGGCGACGTTCACGGGCGCGAAGCCGCTGCCGTCGTGGCAGTCGGTGCTCGGTATCGCCGGTCCGGCTACGGGCGGCACGCAGGTGCTGACGGTGCAGTCCGGGGAGTTCAACTTCAAGCGCGCGATCAAGCCGTATTTCACGGCGCAGAACTCGCAGAACCCGTACATCTTCCAGCGCGGCGGGGTGACCGCGGACTGGAAGCTGACGTTCGTCGCCGCGGACGAGAGCCCGCTCACGTACATGCGCAACAACACCCAGCCGCAGATCCAGTTCATTTTGAACAACGGTTTGACGCTCGGTAACGCGCTGGTGGTGCAGGTGGACATCGCGCAGGCGGCGTTCACGGAGGCCAAGCCGAACTTCGGCGAGGAGGCGATCAAGTTCGACTGTGCCGGTTCGTGCGTGTTCAACAGCACGAACATCGGTACCAGCGGCGGCCTGGGTCCGGCGACGGTGAGCCTGCAGAACGCGATCGCCGCAGCCACCTACCTGTAAGGACCCGCATGAAGATCGACCTTCCGAGTGGCGCGTGTGCGGACCTGCTCGCGCCCGACAAACTCAAGGCCAAGCACCAGCGCGCCGTGATGCGGGCGATCACGAACCAGGACCAGCGCGAAGGCGGCATGGCCGTCGACCTGACCGACGGCGTGATCGCCATCATCATCCAGGACTGGACCGTGACCGGCGACGACGGCGAACTGCTGCCGCTGCCCAGCGAGAAGTTCTCCTCGCTCGATGAGCTGTCGATCGAGGACTACGAGACGCTGCTGGGCCACGAGTACGTGGTGCAGGTCGCCACGCGGCTGATGAAGCTGCGCGCCGAGCGAGTGAGCCCGGACGACTGGAACGACCCGGCGTCCCCTTCCGTGCCCTCGAGCGAATCCGGGCCCGGCTCGAGGGCGGCACTATCCCCGAGCGCAAAGACGTCCGCACAGAGTGGGACGAAGACGAGGTCTACGTCCACTTCGCGGAGCGCTGGCACCTCCCGCCGCAAGTCGTAGACGAGATCCCCGTCGGCCCGTTCAACCACATGCTGCCCATCGCGCAGGTATTCGACGAAGTGCGCGCCGAACGGGAGAAGACCCGGTGGGGGTGAGGGCATGGCGGTGCGGCTGCTCGGCGTCCCGCAGTTCATGGCCGCGATCGACGGAATGGTCACGCGAGCCGACTTCGCGGCGCGTGAAGCGACCGGCAAGGGCGCGCACCTGATCGAGGCAGCGACCAAGCAGAAACTGGCCGAGTCGAGCGGCACCGTCACGCGCGGGCAGCGCGACTCCCGTGGCCGTTTCACCCGCAACCAGACCAGCCCGTCGTCGCCCGGGCAACCTCCCGCGCTGCAAACAGGACAGTTGCGCCGCTCGGTCCGCGTCGAGGGGCCGACGAGAACAGGGCCCGGGGCGTGGGAGTCGAAGACCGGGCCGACCGCAGCGTACGGGCGCATCCAGGAACTCGGCGGCGTCACGGGACGCGGCGGGGCGACAACGCTGCCCGCGCGGCCCTACCTCGGCCCGGCGCTTAAGGAACTGATTGATTCCGGGCGGCTGGCCGAGGTGTACACGCAGGCGTGGCGCAGCGCGTGGTACCGCGGCTGACGCCGCCGATCGAGTCGAGCTCTTCCCGTCATTGACCTCTTCCGGACGGGGGTGTGTCAATGGCTGGATTTTTACCGCCAGTTATTGCCGTCCTGGGCGCCTCTATCGGCGAATTCACCGCGAAGATGGGCGAGGCCCGCGCGGAGATGCGCACCACCGAGGGCTCCTTCGCGGAGGCCGGCGCCCTGGGCAAGGGCGCGCTGCTCGGCATCGGCGCTGTCGCGCTCGGTGTCGGCTACGAGTCGGTGAAGATGGCCGCCGGGTTCGACCAGGCCATGGAAATGGTCCACACCCAGGCCGGCGCGTCACAGGCCGAGGTCGACAAACTCAAGGGCTCTGTGCTCGCGCTCGCCCCCGCGGTGGGCATGGGCCCGGAGGAACTGGCCACCGGCCTGTACCACATCGAATCGGCCGGGTTCCGCGGCGCGCAGGCCATGGACATGCTCACCGCCGCGGCGAAGCTCTCGCAGATCGGCCAGTCCGACTTCGAGACCACCGCGCAGGCCGTCGTCGGCGTGATGGCCTCCCAGATCAAGGGCGTCAAAGACGCCGCCGACGCGGGGAACCTGCTCAACACCACCGTCGGCATGGGCGACATGAAGATGCAGCAGCTCGCGCAGGCCATCGGCACCGGGATCCTGCCGAAGGCCGCCGCCGTGGGCCTCTCGTTCGAGGACGTGGGCAGCGCGCTGGCGACCCTCACCGACAACGTGACGCCCGCGAACGAGGCCGCCACCCGCCTGGGCATGACGTTTTCGCTGATGGAAACGCATACGCCTAAGGCGAATGCCGCGTTCGAGGCGATCGGGATGACGAGCGTCCAAACCGCGAACGACATGCGCGGCCCTGGCGGTCTACTCAAGGCGCTGGAAGACCTCAAAGGCCACCTCGACGCCACGTATCCGGCCGGCAAGCAGGTCAAATTGTCGCTGCAGGAGCAGCAGGCGGAGATGAAGAAGTACTCCGACTCCCTCACGGCGATGGGCGTGCCACTCGATCAGCAGACCACGATGCTGAACACCTTCAAGGGCAACCTGGAGAAGACCGGCAGCGCGGCGGTCAAGCAGGCGAACGCGCTCTCGGCGATGTTCGGCGGCGGCAAGTCCTCCGGCACCATGCTCACGCTGCTCGGCGAGATGGACCGGTTCAAGGAAAAGACGCAGCAGTACGGCACCGCCGCGAGCCGCGCGCAGCAGGCTCAGGAGGCGTGGGCGGCGCAGCAAGCCCAGTTCTCCCAGCAGATGCACCAGATCGGCGCCCAGCTCGACGTGTGGGGCGTCAAACTCGGCAACGTCCTGATCCCCGCGCTGCAGAAGTTCATCGGCTGGGTCCAGACCGGCGCGAAATGGATCTCGCAACACAAGGACGTCCTCGCGATCCTCGCCGGAGTCATCGCAGGACTGGTCATCCCCGCTATCTACTCGATGGCCGTCGCGTTCGGCACATTCACCGCAGCGCTGCTGACCAACCCGGTGTTCCTGGTGATCGCGGCGCTCGCCGCAGGCGCCTACCTGATCATCACGCACTGGGGCGCGGTCAAGCACTTCTTCGAAGACCTGTGGAAATGGCTGAAAGAAGCCGCAGGCGCGGCGTGGGACTTCATCAAATCCCACCTACACGAGGTCGAAGCCGCCCTGATCGTCGTGCTCGGGCCGATCGGCCTGATCATCACCGCGGCCATCGAAATCGTGAAGCACTGGAGCGCCGTCAAGGGCGCGCTCGGGGACGTGTGGAACTGGATGAAACGAGAGGCCGGTGCGGTCGGCTCGTTCTTCGAAGGGATCTTCAACGGGATCGCGCAGCCCATCGAGCGGGAGTGGAACCGGATCGCTGGGGACCTCGCCTCGATCTGGGAATCGCTGACCACGATCTGGAACGCCACCGGCGGGAAACTCGTCTCGCTGATCGCCGACCACATGACGCAGATCAAGGCGGTTTTCTCACAGGCGTGGGCCTTCATCTCCGGGATCGTCCAGGCTGATCTGCGTTTCGTGGAGGGTCTGGTGCGCGCCGGGTGGGACCTGGTGCAGGGCATCTTCCATGTGGCGTGGGACGGGATCTCCGGGTATTTCAGGGCGGTCTGGGACATCATCTCGGGTGTCGTCAAGGCCGCGCTGTCGATCATCACCGGCGTCGTAAAGGCCGCGTGGGACGTGATCGCGGGCATCTTCAAAATCACCTGGACCCTCATCACGGGCACGGTGAACACCGCGCTCGATATCATCAAGGGCCTGTTGAAACTCTTCGCGGACCTGGTGACCGGCCAGTGGGGCAAGCTGTGGAGCGACGCGAAGAACCTGGTGTCGACAGTGTGGAACGACATCGCGGGCATCTTCTCCAGGGTGCTCGGCGACATCAAGAACACAGTCGTGGGCGCGGCCAAAAACATCTGGCACGGCTTCACCGGCGCGATCACGGACGCCATCAGCGGCGTGACCGGCGCGCTCAAGGCCGTGTGGGGCGCGGTCGTCGGCGCGTTCAGCGACGCGGGCAAGTGGCTGTGGAACGCCGGCGCGAGCATCATCAACGGCCTGGTCGGCGGCATCAAGTCCGTGATCGGGGACGTGAAGAACACCCTGGGACACCTGGCTTCGGACATCGTCAGCTGGAAGGGCCCGCCGTCGAAGGACGCGGTGCTGCTGTGGGGCAACGGCCAACTGCTGATGCAGGGGCTGATGGGCGGCATCGACAGTAAGACGGGTGAGTTGCAGAGGAAACTGGCGGGTGTCAGTGCGACGATCGCTGGGGGTGTCGGCGGTTCGGGCTCGTCCGGGATGCTGTCGGGTAGCGGCCTCGGCGGCGGGGTGTCGTCGGGCAATGGCGTGATCGTCGTGGTCAACGTGCAGGGCGCGGTGCACAGTGACGCGGGCATCGCGAAGGTGGTGCGCCAGGAGGTGCTGCGCTACCAGCAGCGCAACTCCCGCAACAACCTTTCGCTGGCCGGGTTCGGCAGCTAGTTGCCGACCCGTGCTGCTGCCGTCGCGGCGGCATCTCTGCACCGGTCGGCGCTTGCGCCAAGTCCCGCGCCGTCGAGACGCTCGGCGAGATCACCAAACACCGCCATGTCGCGCAGGGCGGTGCGCCGGACGAGCTTACGGTCCAACGCCTGCGCGCCGGTACCGCGATAGATGCCCTGCCAGATGTCGGCCAGCCACCGATCGAGCGTGACGAACGGTTCATGCTCGACGAACCGGCAAGCAAGAACGAGCGCCACATCAGCCGCGATGATCCCGATCGTCAGGATGAGCGCGGCCGGCTGGCTCACTTCGGTGCCTCAGCGGTCTCGCCCTGCGCGAGCAGCGGCCCGAGTTGCCGCCACAGCGGCACGACGCGGGCGACCGTCGCGACCCAGATCGGTTCGATGAACTTACGGGCCGCCGCCAAGTTCGCCTCCAGTTCGGCGATCCGCGCAGCCTGGTCGCGGTGCTCAGCCAGGACCGTGCGCAGGTCTTGGAGCGGCAACTCCCCCTGGTCGGCCCAGCGCGCGAGCCGCTCCGCTGCATCACTCGTCATGCCGTCAGGCTACGGCAGGTTCCACTGCGCGGTACTGTCCGCCATCCCCGAATCCGGCGTGAACTGCAACTTCACCGGCTTATCCCCGACCGGAACCTGAAACACCACCACACCGAGCACCGAATCGCCCGCCGCGAGATTCACCGACCCGAACGACTGCCCGGCCGTGACATCCGACAAGTCCGACTGGAACTGCTGCCCCGAGGAGTCCCGCAGCACGACACTGTTATCCGGGGAATCCGAATAAGCCTTCGACCCGGCGTTGGTGATCCGCAGCTGCGCCGCGTAGAAGTGTTTCCCGCTGCCCGCCTGGGTGAACTCGTCCGCGCCCTTCGCGTCCGGGAACAGCTTGACCAGTTGCACCGTCAGCTTCTCGCCGCCGAACCCGGTCACGCTAATCGAATCACCGACCCCCGCCGGTTTCACTGCAGGCTTCGACGACGACGCTACGGCCGCCACAGACGGCGCACCGCTCGCGGCGGCCGTGTTCACCGTGCTGCCCGTACTAGAGCACCCAGCCAAAGCGGCGGACAACAAGACAACGGCCGGCCACGCGAAACGTGCGCGCATGAGGAACCCCCCTCGACGTCGGTATCAGACGTGCGCGACGGTACCCCACGCCTACGGCGCCGACGGGACTGGTGCCCGGATCGTTACCAGCGGGGCGGGGGTACGCCATGGCGATCACCACCATCCCGCCCACCTTCTACCAGGTCGCGTTCAACGCCGACCCCAACCAGGCCGTCATCCCCCCGTACTGGACCGACCAGTCCTGGCGCGTCCAGTTCCCCTGGTCCTCCGCGCGGGGACGGCAATACGAACTCGACGCCGTGGAAACCGGCGAATGGCGCCCCACCCTCGCCAACCCCGACGGCGCCCTGGACCCCTCAAACACGACCTCGCCGTACGCGCCGAACGTGCTGCCGTTCCGCCAAGCCCGCATCCAGTGCAAACCCGGCCCCAACCAGCTGACCCCAGACCAGGCCACCGCGGGAGAGGCGACCGGCTACCCGGCCGGGATCACCGCACCCGCACAGATGGCGGTCTCCAACGACTTCGGGTACACCGTCACACTCGCCGCCAGCGGCACCGCCTACCAAGGCAACCAGGTCTACCAGGTCACCGTGCCCGGCGGTGCGACACAGTTCACCACGATCCTGCTGATCAAACCCGTGCCGGTGACACCGCTAGTCACCTACAGCTTCAGCGCGCAGGTGCGCATCAACTCCGGCACGTCCGCACCCACGAACGCGACGATCCTGTGGTACGACACCACCGGCGCGAACATCTCCTCAATCGGTGGCGCCGCGGTCACACCCACGTCCGGCTCCTCGACGTGGAACCAGATCAGCGTCTCGGGCGCAGCACCAAGCGCCGCGTACAGCGCAGTCCTGAAAATCGAGATCGCCTCCGGCGGATCCACTTCCGCCAGCACCGTGTGGCAGGCCGACGGGCTGCAACTGGAACAGAACCCCTTCGCGACCCCGTTCCAGATCCCCAACATCCTGTCCGCGAACCTGTTCCCGGGGAACCTCGCGACCGGCGGCTACGACACTCAGGGCGCAGCCGGCTGGTGGTATCCCACTGTCGGCGCCGTCTCCTACGTCACCGGGCTCACGGCCGCGCCGACCGGGCACACCAACGCGTTCGCGTGGACCAGCCCGGCAAGCACGACCAGCGCGTCCCCGATGCTGACCGGCCCGGCGGCGTCCGGCCCCGTCGCGGACATCGTGCAGGTCGCCGGGAGCACCGCGTACAGCGCCTCGTTCTACGCGCTGCGCGCCGCCTCCGCCGACGCCACCCTCGCCGTCACGGCCACGATCACCTGGTACGGCGCTGCGGCCACGTCACTGGGCACCAGCGTCGGCTCGCCGCTCACCCTCGCCACCGGCACCTGGGGGCGGCTCACAGTCTCGGGCACGAGCCCCGCCGGGGCACTGTGGGGCCGCGTGTCGCTCGCCGTCACCACCCCGGCGTCCACGACCGCGTCCAACACCGTGTACCTGACGGCGGGACAGTTCGAGGCCGCCGCGTCCCCGAGTTCGTGGCGCGACACCGGGCCCACGTACTCGATCATCACGCCGTTCGTTGAGCGCTGGCCGCAAACGTGGTCGGAGCAGGACGGCACCTACGGCACGAGCAGTGTGATCGGCGACGACGCGCTCGTGGCCCTCTCGCAGTACACGCTGACCGCCCCGTTCATCGAAGAAGTCAACGCGTTAAACCCGAACTTCTTCTATCCCCTGTCCGATCCGCAGGGGTCCACCAGTTGCGCGGACGCTTCCGGCAGGCGGGTCGCCGCTCCGGTGGAGAACTCGCCGTTCGGCGCGGGTTCGCTCGTGTTCGGCGGCTCGATCACCTCGGTCACCGCGGGTTCGGCGTTCATCGGCAGCAGCGGTCCCGTCGCGACATTCGCCAACGACGCCACGCAGAACCCGCCGACGCAGGTGCAGCGCGCCGAGACGTTCGTGTCCATCCACAAGACCACGAGCAGCCCGGGGCTCCCGAACACCGGGGCGTGGACCAGGATCATCGCTTTCCGCGCCGCCGCAGCGCCCGGCACCAACAAGGGCTACACCCTGTGGGACGCCGAACCCGCATCGTGGACAACCAACGCGTCCCTCGCCTCGTTCGCGATCAACAGCCTCGGCCAGGCGAACATCCAATGGTCCAACACCCTGGGCAACAGCGCGTGGGACTACACCGGCACGACGAACCTGTGCGACGGCAACTGGCACCTGCTGGCCATGGGCAACGACCCGGCCGCCACCGGCACCGTGATCTGGGTCGACGGGGCGGTCGTGTCCACCAGCCCCGGGTCCACCGGGCTGCCGTCCGGGTTCGTCACCGACGCGCTGGGCTGCTCGATCAGCGCCGGCCGCCAGTACTACGACGCCGGGCACATCGGCGATTTGGCGTTCGCCGCCGAATTCCCCGCGCTGCTCACCAGCGCACAGATGAGCAACCTGTACAACTCCTGGCGCACCGCGAGCCAGGGCGAGTCCACCGGTGCCCGCATCCAGCGCATCCTCACCTCCTGGATCGGCTGGACCGGCGCGACCGCACTGGACGCCGGCCAAACCACGAGCATGGGCCCAGCGACCGACCTCACCGGCGCGACCGCACTGGACGCGTGCAACAACGTCACGCTCACCGAGAGCGGCAACTTCTACGCCGCCGCGAACGGCACACTCACCTTCAAATCCCGCACCGCC